ACGCTTTGCCAACGAAGAAGTTGTAAAACAACTGCTCGACGTATTGAATATGGGCGTACCTGTCACTACATTGGCTAATACAATTCAGCTTGGCAATGTAATGGAAGGCCGTCACAGCATTGATGTTGGTATGCTGGTGCTGCCTGTGCTGATGGAACTGATTATGTTTATCGCTGAATCAGAAGGCGTAGAATATACGAGTGGGTTGGAGCAAGAAAAGAAACTGCGTAGCACACTGGTTGAGTCAGCTTTGATACAGCTTGAAGAACAGACAGAAGAACAAGACGAGACTGAGACAACAGATGAGCCAGAGGAAGTAGAAGAAGAGCCTGTGGTTGAACGCAAAGGATTGATGGGACGTAGCTAATGGTTTTTGCACTTGGTTTTCTTGAGGGTCTTGCTGAGTCTACAGACAAAGGTCTGCAAAAAGGCTTTGAGCGTATCCGTGAAGAAATTGATAGCACCGCTGAGACACAAGTCAAGCGGGAAGAGAAGGCTATTGATGCTGTAAACAAAGACACGCAAGAAGTGATGAAGGAGTTGCGTGATGCGCAAGCTGTTCTTGGTGGCGTTGATGACCCCAAGTCTGCTGCTCGTGCTGCTGCATTATTAAAAGAAGTTGGCGACCTTGACTCTTTTAAGGCACTTGTAGCTGACATTAAAACTTATAAGTACAATGAAAAGGGAGACACCTACGACTTTACAAGATACTTTGACTCGCAACAAGATATAGCGGGTGTAAACTTGGCGGAAGTCGCACAAAACTATGCACTTGGTCTGCGTCCTCCCGTGGCACAGATTGGCGAAGTGGAAACAAAAGGTGGTGGTATTGGTCGCTTGTTTGGTGTTAACATAGCAGACCGTTCACGTGCAAAGGCCGACGCACAGCTTGCCTCTCTTGGCTTGACTATGCCGAAGATTACGGACGTAGCACTGCCTAGCATTAAATTTAAGTCTGAAGCACTCAAGCTGGATAAGATGAACCCAGACCAAGAGTTGACTTATCTGAAAGAAAAGCTGCTTGACCCAGACACAGACCCAAGTCAGATTGAGTTTTATCAGTCAAGGATGACAGAAATTTCTGATAAGATGGGCTTTGATGCTCAGATTTCTAATATTATGTTGCAAATCAATCAGCCGGGCGCAGACAAAACAAAGTTGATGAAACAGTTGCAAGACTTGAACCAACAGAAGGCTTCGTTTGATGTCTTGTCTACTGGTAACAAAGTGGACATTGCTAAGTTTGAATTGTCAGAGGCACTTGCAAATGGTGACACAGCCGCCGCTAATGCTGCCCGTGATAAGCTGGTTAACATGGGTGAGATGTCACTCAAAGATGTACTTGAAGCACGTATTGAGCAGGTACAAATTGACATTTCTCGCAAGGACAGTTCTTTCCTGTCGAGACAACGGCTGGAGAAAGAATTAGCAGAACTACGCGAACTGAACCAAGACATTGACACGGCTATGCAGTCTATTAAGGTTGTTAGTAATCCGACACCGGCTGGTGTTACCGCTGTTATGGCGAATGTTTCAAAAATTGTCAATCAAGAAATTGTTAACAATCCTGAATTTAGTAATCTTGGTCTTGTAGTCCAGAGCAACGGAAGCATAGATTTTCCTGACGGAATTGACGCAAATACACAACAAAAAATCAACGAGTTCCGCGCTAAAAGAGAAAAGGCATATATTGCAAACATGGCTGCAGCTATGCCTAAAGATGGGGATGTTGCTTTTGTTGCCAATATGCTGGGGCAGGGATACAACACAGATGATATGAATGCGTTGGCTGATTCAGCGGACACAGTTGATGCTGGCACAGTTGATGCTGGCACAGTTGAAGCAGATGAACTTGCTGCACAAGGGGATGATGCTACCGCTATCACTACAGACATAAGTGAATCTGATAGAGAAGTCATTGCTTCGACTATCACGGGCCAGCACGGTGCAACATTGAATGATGCCAATCTTCCTATTATTGTAGGTGAAGTTGCGTCTAGTATGCAAGAAGCTGAGATGGCACCTGAAATGGCTGCTGGTGCGGATGCTCCTGATGCGTTAAATGTTGAAGACGTTATTGTTGAGACTACAGAAGCACTAACCATTGCCTATGGTGAAGAGGCTGTCGCAGCTATGCGAGATGATATCCGGCGTGAGGCAGAAAAGATTGTAGCTACAAGCACACAAGATATAACTGTAACTCGCATGGGTAAGCCTGTGACATATCGGCAAGTGGGAACTAACTTCTATGCCGTGGATGAGGAAACTGGTAAACTAAACAATCTTCCTGTAGGTACAAATAGCGCACTGTATGACCAATTGATGTCTCTTACACCTGAAGGTCAGGCAGACAGGGATGAGCAAGCGCAACAAGCGGCATCTGTAGAAACTGTAGAACCGACACCGGAAAGTTTTGACGAGAAGATGGCGCGTCTTAATCCTGATGTCATTTACTCAGAGGGTGGCATGGAAAGTCTGTTAAAGGGTCGAGCAACTTTCCCACCGACAGATACGCAAGTTCCGTATCGTAGGGTAGGAGACAAATTCTTTAGAATAATGGATGATGGTAGCCTAGACAGATTTCCAGCAGGCCCAGTAGTAACACGTAAACTGCTAGACATGATGGAAGATACGGCACAGCCTTCTAGCTCTGAACCGGCAGAAGCACCAACTACGTCAAATGAATTTGGTGAGCGTCCAGACCGTGATGGTGATAGGTCATCGCCACTAGACCCGCCGAAGAGTCCTAAAGCTATGTCAGATGACGCGCTTATTGCTGAACTCGTCAACAATCAAATGACCAGCGAGACTGCTGAAGAACTAGAAAGACGCATAAATGCTGACACGTCAGGCAAACTTGCATTGCGTATTGCAAAAATAGTAGAGAGAGCAGAAAAAGCAAGGGCGCAGTAGTATGGCATATTTGCAAAAATTACTTGCTGACGCTAAAAAAGAGGAACGGGACACAGATATAACTCTGTCACCCACTCCCACGACTACAAAGCGTGGTGCATACACATCCAGTATTATCAAAACAAATACACAAGATGCTGATGACGTAGCGGCGACAGTAACCTATGAAGCAATGAAGAAAGACCCAGCAGTGCGTGAAGCTGCTGTGCGTTTTGCTCAAGACCACTTGGGCTATGAAACGATAGACCCTGACGATGCAATCAGTGAGTTTATTGAACACTTTCGTTCGTTCAATGTAAACGAATTGACAGCAGGTATGGACTACAATATTGTGTCTGGCCTTGCTACAGATGCTGCATCCACAACAAACAAAGACAATGCTCGTAAGGCACAACAACGCCTAGACGACTATACTAAACTATATCAAACGTACCAAGCCCTGCCCGGCGCATTTGATGCTGGCGGTGCGCCTGGTGCGTTTTTGGATTATTTGGAGGGTATTGCAAAAGCCCCGTCAACTTACATCGGTATTGTACCCGGCATCTTTACAGGTGGTGCAGCCACAGCACTGACAAAAGCTGGTGCAACTGCTGGCGCACAAGTTGCAAAAGAGGGTGTGAAGCAAATCATCAAGCGTAAGCTGACATCTCCTGTATCTGAGTTGGCTAAAGCTGCTGCGGCAAATCCCGTCAAAACAACGGTGCTTACTGAAGCCACAGCCGGTGCTTTGCAAAACATAGCACAGCAAAAGACAGAGATAGAAATTGGTGAGCGTGATACGTTTAGCAAAAAAGAACTTGCTCTTATGTCAACAATCAGTGGCGCACCTGCTGCATTGATACCCGGACTTTTGAAAAATCTTTCAGGTCGTCAGATAAACAAGGGTGCTGCTGACTTGTTGGATGATGCAGAGAAAGCTATTGCCGCAAAAAACGAGAAAGCAGTAGAAGCTGCTGAAGCCACATTTGAGGGTAATATCAAACTTGCCCGTGACATTGACTCACAGTTCCGTGGCCCGTTGGACCCAGAGGGTGTGGCACGTGGCAATAGGACAAAGGCACAGATAGGTGAACAGCTAGGTGTAACCAACGAGTTCGTGATTAGTCTTGACCCCACTCGTGACAAACGCATTATTGCTGCTGGAATGGAAATTTTAGAAGCCGGTAAAGTAACATACGACCCAGCAAAAGAAAGATTTAGTGATGCACTAGGCAGGGCAATCACACAGGTAGACTTTGGCGACGAAGGTTTGAAATCTTTTAAAGACACAATGAAGAAGTACAACCTGTCGTCTGACGACATGCTAAATGTATTGGTTGCTGACCTTAGTCGTGCTGATGCTAGTGAAGCTGGTGCATTGTTGGGTCGGAGAAGTGCAGCAAAGCGTAAACTTATTAGGCGTATCACTGACGCTGGTGCTGCTGACCTGTTTGGTTTGACAGAAGAAACGACATCTACGCTGAAAAAACTAGATGACGCACTTGCATCGGGAGATACTCGACAGGTGCTACAGGCGACAGGTGAAGTCAAAGAGGGTATCACCATCCGTGGTATTGACCAGTTGCGTTTATCAATGATGACCTCACAGACTGCAACAACATTCCGTAACCTTATCTCTGGCTACTCACGTGTTGGCTTTGACATTGCGACAAAAGTCTTGGACAGGTCAATGGCACAGGGTGCCTCTGTCGTCGGCAAAGGTAAGGGCAAGGTCAAACTCTTTGAGGCTACGCCTAACGTAGATACATTTGCTGTTCTATCTGGTTTGACAAATCATGTACGCTCTAGGGCATTGGCTACCTTACTACAGCAAGGATTTCAGCGTAGACACCAACAGTTGTTCCGTCAGTTGACCGACATTGCCGACGCATCAGGTGAGTTAAAAGGCGCACGTACCTCTAAGATGCAACACCTTGCGCGTGAACTCAATGCGCTTAACACCTTGCAGGACAACATGTTTAAGCAAGCATCCTTCTTTGGCGAGTTGTCTCGTGAATTGAACGAAGCTGCTGCACGGACTAAAGCAATCAATCCAGCACAAGATGTAAGCCAGTTCAACCTAGAACGTATCATGCGTTCTGGTAACTTCAATGAGATATTTGAGTCAACAATCAAAGCAGGTGATGAGGTTGTATTTGACGGTAAGAAGGTACTTGACAGAGCAATTGATAAGTCGCTGTACTTCACATTCCAACGCTCACCTAGTAATCCAACAGCAAAGGCATTTGTGAACGCTGCCCATTCCCTGCCATTCCTGACGACATCCTTCGTACCATTCCCTCGATTCGTGGCTAATGCATTGCGCTTTACATACGAGTATTCTCCTGCGTACCTTGTGTCAGGCATACGCAAGTCTTTGGCAAAAGATGCAGACAACTACGAAGAACTTGCAAAGGGATTGGTTGGTTCTGGTTTCTTAGCTGGTGCTATTGCATTTCGTAACAGCGAATATGCCGGAGAAAATTGGTACGAGGGTAAGACAATGGATGGGAAGACGTATGACCTACGTCCGTTCTTCCCTGCTGCACCATACTTGTTCTTTGCTGATTTGATTACACGTAAGTACAAGGGTGAGCCACTAACTGGCGACAGGAGTATTACCACAGAAGCTATTCAAGCCCTGTCAGGTACGCAGTTCCGTGCAGGTTTTGGTATTTACGCCCTTGACAAAGCCTTCAAAGATATTACTGAAGAGCAGAGTGCAGAGAAAGCGGCAGAGATTGCAGCACAGTTTACTGGCAACATCATTAACACATTTACGATACCTTTCACGTCCCTGCAAGATACGTTCAACACATTCATTGCAGAAGATGAGGCACGTATTGTCAGAGATACTGACATGCAAATTAAGGACACAAAAGATTTCCTGACTCTGGTTGCTCGTAGGTCACTGGCTCGTATCCCGTTGAATTACAAAATTGAAGAGTACCTAGCAGAGACACTTGGTGTTAAGCAATCAGAGTATTACGAGTCTGGAACACGGGCAGAGAAACTACGTCGCATTGCACCCATCACCAGACAGACTATGGGTATCTTGTTGCAGGAACGCAAGAACTTTTTTGAGAAAGAGATATCTAGGCTGAAGCTACCGCGTAGTGTTATCAATGCACGTACTGGTGTGCCGGAAGCAGACATGATGCTTGATGCATCTTATGGTGAATACATTACTAACTACGTAGTCCCACGCATGGAGACAGAGGGATACAAAAAGTTAGAGGACGCACAGAAAAAAGTGTTCATCATGGAATTAATATCTGATTACAAGTCAGACATTAAAGAAGCTGTAGAACAGAACGCAAAAGAAACAGCAGAGGCAAGGTTTGGATTCAACCCGTTTGAACTGAAGGCATTTGAGAAGTTTGCGAATGACCGTAGGACAGCACCATTTGCCCAAAAGGCTATCGAAATGTATGAGGAACGCTACGGCAAAGATGAGCCAAAAGACTATGAGGTGATTCTGAAGATAGCAAAGATGCTCAGAGATAGACGAAAGTTTAGTAGGTCAATAGGCTCTGACGAGTTTTATGGGAACTAATAAAAAGGGGGCTTCGCGGCCCCCTCTCTTATTTTAGACAATCACAGAATGTGTGTATGGCTGCTGTTCCTATAATATAGGCAATGTATGCGAAGACAATACTTACGTACACTCGCATAAACCACTTAGACATACTCTAAGATTCCCACCGCAAGAATGGCAGCGGAGATAGCATTTAGCACGATGATTGACCTGTCGTGCCACATGAATCCTACCCATGCCCACAATCCCATTCCAATGATACCCAATACCATATCCATGAGGTGCGAGTAGTCCGCTGCTCGTATCACGATTGCTGCCAGTATAAAGAAGCTGGCAGTCCACTTGACGTACCACGTGATGTCCTTGTATGGCGTGACCTTATTAACGATGGTCTCCTGACCCACTGATTTTTCCACGCTTGTGTCTGTCTGCGAGTTTTTCAAGGTTCTTCTCCATAATATGTCCAAGGTTCATCTCTAGTTCTTCAGCTAGTACAGCACAGTACCACAGCACATCACCAATCTCGTATCCAATCTCAATACGCTTGGCAAGGTACTCATCCTTCGTTGCACCGTCCCGAATAAACTTCTTTACTTTATTGGCAATCTCACCTGACTCACCTGTCAGGCCAAGAGTAAGATACTCCATAGCCTGTTTCTTTGGGAAGATTGCTGTCTCACATGCTTTTTCCTGGTACATGCTGGCAGTAATACTACTCAATTGCTTCTCCTTCATCCACTGTTTAGCCTCTAGTTCTAAGTCCATTTAGTTGCTCCAAGTTCTTAAAGTACGCAGCTTCCCATCCTCGTTGCCACTCACGATATGGAGTGGTATCTTTCTTCATGGGGTTCGCCACCTGCCGGTAGCGTTTACCAAAGCGAGGGCTTTCAAACTCCTGCACTCTGCCAAAGGCAACATAGCCAGCGTTAAAGTTATCAGCTAGGTTCTTGTTCATTCTCTTCCTCCTGCGGCCAGTTTCGTAGGATTGCTAGACGGTCTTCGTGTAGGGCAATCTTATCCAGTTCACCCTGTACTGCTTCCAAGATATCAGAGTGTTCTCCAATACCTGCGGGATTAGCAAAGTATATATCAATGTTTGTTTTATGCAAGTGTATATTTGCAATGGCATGATTACTTAGTGCCTGTATCATTTGCTTCTTCATTCTCTTTCTCCTTTCTTTTTTTCATCCAATCTTCGTAACAAGGATGGTGAGGATGGGGATTGAACTGCACCCACCCATCACCACGTTTCCATGCTAAACTACTCTGCTTCTTTTGTCGAGTCTTTTTTACCACTCAGATACTCCGGCTGCTTTTCAAACTTGACAAATCTGCTGAGTAACTTCACTAAAATGTCAGCTATTTTATCCATTACGCTGCTTCAATGTCCACGACCTCGCATACACCAGCACTACACGCTAACTCTCGTCCACCTGATGTGTGGTCCTCTTTCTCAAACTCTTGTAGCTTTACCCAATCAATTGATTTAGGCATTTGTTTTAGCATCTCTCCATATTCTTCAACTGTGCAGTCCTGATATACAGCCTGTTGATATACGTAATCGCTAAATGGCATAAAGCTAATACCAGACACTTCGTCAAAATGTTCGTAGACCCAAGAGCCTACATCCATCCACTCGTGTTCTTTCACCGTGATGGTGACAGAGGGTTTATGTTCACACCAATGTCGCTGATAGGTCAGCCACAACTCAAGTTGCTCAATGGCTGTCATGTCATTACGGCATACAGCACCTGTAGGTGCTTTCATAGGAAAGCTGAAGACAGTTGTGCTGTCAGGTTTTGTGACATCCGGTTCCGCTGGGATACCCTGAGAAATCATAAACTGCGTAACTGGGTCTTTGTTGTCGGCACGTACCGTGCGAATATAGTACGGATTGTGTCGAGCATGAATACCAGACGCACTGTCTACAAGCTGTGATACTGTGCCTGACGGTTTCACACAGGTGATAGCTGCTGACTGTGGAATGCCAAGTTGCTCCGACATAGCCGTGTTAGTGACGACGGCTTGTTCCTTGAGTGCATTCAGCGTAGCACCAATGTTCATACCAAGATGTGCTGATTTACCAGACATCATGGCATTGTCCATGATACCTGTCAGAGATACACCCAGCAGACGTTCTTCCTCTGTGTTTGTTTTCCATATCTTACGCAGATACTTGAAGTCAGTCAGGGTGGATTGGAATGTACCCAAGATAGTAGCCAAGCGCACTTTCTCTGTCAGCGTCTGCTGTGTATCAGATGCACGAACAACAACCTCCGACAGATTACAGAACTGATAAGGGCGAAGAATAATTTCACTACAAGGATTTGTACCAAAGTCTTGTTCAGCATCCCTGCGACCATTCTTTGCTGCCTGTTTCTGTGCAGACTGACGATTGAAGATACCACGCTCACCAGAGCCTGACTCATACAACGACAACCACTCACGCATAAACGTACCCATCTGTGGCTTTTCTTTGTAGGCGACACTGTTGTTAGCCAATGCACGTTGGCCTTCACGATAGATGTTCTTCTGTGGCTCGTCCCACCACTGTCCTGATTTTGCATGTGCCATCTGGTCATCGTTAAGATTAGACAAGCTGATGAGGGCAGAGCGACGTACACCACCGACTACCACAACCTCACCAATTTTACACATGATGTCATGGCATTCGATAGGATACAGACGACGCCCTGCTGCACCCTTGAACTTCTTAATGCAGAAGTTAAAAAGGTTCTCAAGTGGGGCTGGGCCACTAGCACGACCACCAAACGTCTTTAGACGCGCACCAGCAGGACGCACCTCGCTAGTATCCCACTTTGGGATTTGCCCTGCATACAGGAGCGAGATTAATTCACGCAGGGATTTGGCCCAGCCCGGCCTAGAATCGCCAACCTTGATGACAGTATCTGTCTCGTGCATATCTTCGTTGACGATGGGCAGCTTCTCTATATTATGTCTTTCTACAGAGAAGCCTACACCAGTGCCACACATGAGGATATACATTGTCTCGTCAAATGCACGAGGACTATCCACAGGTACGTAAGAGCAATTGTAACCACCGACGTGACAACGGTCAAGCGCGGGACCGGCAGTCATCAATGCTCTCATGCTTGGCATGATGTCTTGGTTAAGCACAGCTTCTTCAAGTTCTGCGCGTAATTCATCTGACATGGCGTAACTGTGTTTGTCAGCAAGGTGATTCTCCATATAGTCGAAGTACCTAGCCACAGTTTCACCCCATGTCTCTCTTCGTTGTTCGTCTTCAATCCACCTTGCGTAACGCGAGGTAGCAATAAATGTTTGATAATCAGTAGGTAGATAATTGTTCATGTCTCACTCCATGTTTATTTTCATATGTTTGATTTCCATGCCAGGTAATTCGTGAAAGTAATCTTCTAAACTTTCCTGTATTTCTTCCGTTGGGTTTTCGTCTGCTGGCATAGTATATTCTTCGGGGTCTATATCCAACGAAAGATAAATCTTAACTCTCATCGTAGCAACCTTCTACTTCCTCTATTAGCTTGGTTAAATACCACTGCGCCTTCTTCAAATCCTCTGTACCATTCTTGTAGCGATAACGCCACACATACTTCATAATGTTACCTTGAAGATAATATTCATAGCCGTCGCCTGTTGCAGCACTAATAGCTTCGATGCACTCAATTCCAGCTTTATTATAATGAGGTGGGCTGTTGACCATATCGCTTTTCTTGCTTAACTCTTTAGTATAAAACTCGTCTATAAGTTTATCCTCATCTGCTTTTAGTTTCATAAAGGCTTCATGTCGCATCATGCTTCTCCCTTTGTCTTTGTTGAAAAAGAAAGATGAACCACGTTATCATCGTCATCTCGTCTGATTATAACTTCTTGTTCCTCTTCGTTGTCTGTCAGCGTCATTAGTTCGCCTACATACTCTTCACAATATTTATATATCTGTTCACGTACATATTCATCTTGCTCCATCACTGGAAGAGATGACAACAGCATCTTGACAAACAATTCCATACCACGAAACACTTCATCTGTCAACTGATTATTCTCAGAGGTAATAACAGATACCTCTGCATCCCCTGACCATTCACCTTTCGCTGTGTAGGTAGGGCGTATTCTAATCAAAAAGTCTTCATCTTCTACTGCTCTTGCCACGATAAACTCCTTTCTTTTTTTCGCCCTTGAATGGTATAAACTTTGGATGTTTATTCTTTCCTTTTTCTTTTAACCAATCTTCAGGAATAATTCTATCATAATATTTAAAGTTGTATTTTATACACCATTCTGCATAAGATGATTTAGCACCTTTGCGTAGCTTACGCCTACTGTTTTCAAACACAAAACGAATGTCTAGTTGTGGGTGTTGCTTGCTTATAGCAATGTGCTTCCTCCTATCAGCAGCCGTAAACATACCCTTTGTTTCAATGATGATGCCGTTGTGCAGCACGAAGTCAGGTGTGTAGGTTCTGTACGCTAAGTCTTCCCACTCAATCTTTACAGCTTCGTAAAGGAACTTTATCTTTAGCTGTGTTAGTTTTTCGGAGACTGATTGTTCCAGACCACTACGATACCCATTCTTTCGTGCTGCCCTATATGCTTTACCGTTAAACACTACAGTGCGCGACCACGCCAGAAGTCAAGGGGTTCACGATAACCAATAGCCCTTAACTCTTCCCGAAGAACTCTATCTGCTTCGTTACGCGCTTCAATAGCTGCACGAACTCCAGCAGTTTTCCGTTCACGGTATTCCTTACGCAAGTTGCTAAGTTTCTGTTCAGTATCTTTGATTTCATCCAGTAAAGCGTCAAGTTCCAGTCGTTCATCCATTTATATACTCCTCTGCTAGTTCTACATAATTAACCATCTTTGGTTCTTTTGCTTGAGATTTTACAGCAGGTAGTTCCTGCAAGTTGGGCCAGCAAGAAAACCTGTAGTCGCAGAATGAACATTCTTTGCACAAAATTTTGTTGCCTGTCTCTTTACCCCTAAATGTTTCAGCTTGTGCGTCATAGCAACGCTCAAACTTATTCTCTTCTAACTTCTCCACAAGATTCTCAATCTTCTGAATCTCCGTGTCGATGTCTATGTCGGCTGGTACATATTTAAATTTACCATTGGCTTTGTTAATTACCCACCAGCCCCCAGGTTTTTTGTCCGTGGCTTTTGCATAGCCAGCAAGCTGCCCCACGTAACCAAAGGAATCGTTGTCCTTCAACACCTCGTATGATTGGAACTTGTGCTTGTATGACCAGTCAGACGCAGACTTAACATCGTCCACTGCCTCATCAATAATCAAGTCATACGTGCCATCAATCTTTGCATTCTCAAGGGGCAATGTTACACGTTCAGAGTCTTGGTACTCAACCTTTGCCTCTTTCAGTATGCCCTTAAAAACTGCTTCAATGATGTCACCAAGCATCATGTTCATAACGAATGTCGTAGGGCGAGGCATGGCTGTCTCTGGCTTGTTCTTTTCAAACCATAGCTGACAGTATGGCCTACCCACATTAGACATGCGAAGGCGAAAGCCCTTTGGTTCAGTCCTGTTGAACTGACGAAGGACAGCTTCCCTGACATCCTCTGCAACTTGTGCAGCAGTTTCACTTGAGAATGTCGCTTTGTTATTTACGACACCCTCAAGATAACTATGGATAGCGAGTTCAGCAGGATGATTAAGACTATTCATCGTCTACAGTTACCGTGATGAACTCTTCAACGACGCTTTCATCATCTTCTTCTGGCTCACCATGCGCAGCTTTATCCCACTCAGACAAAACCCACGTGTTGAAGTTTTCGACATAAGTCATAAACTCTTTGAACACACCTTGGTCTTCTGGTGTAACCTCAAGATTATTCTTCATGTCAATATCAACTACAGGTACATAAAATGTAGAGCCTGTTGGAAGTTCACGACCTTCTGTTTCAACGGTCATATTATGCTGTGGGGGAAGACGATGCATTTGACCCAGCTTACTAAAAGCCTGACCTACATTCTTGAAACCTTCCTTGCTATCCACTTCCCAAATACAAGGCACGTCAGTAACCTCTTGTGCGTCACCTTCCTTTGACACACCAGACATAGATGCAGTACCAAACACAACACGAACCCTACGTATCTGACGAATAAGTTCCTTTGTGCCATCAGGCAACGCATCAAAGTCTTGAATATATCCACCAGGTTTTCCACAGTTGAACGTGCCACCAGTATCTTTCAAGTCAATGTCTAGGCTATTTGCCATGACAGTTTTCTGATAGTTGTTGGCATTGCTATCGTATCGCTGATACATAAAGCGTTGAACAAAAGGACGCAGCACAACCTTGTCAGCATAGATGACTTGATTGTCTGTGTTCTGCAAAGCCAACGCACCAGCAGATACAACTTCCATCTTCACGGTTTTACCATTTACATCGGCATCCCCCATGATGGCCTTCTTGTTAATACGCAGCCGTGCCAGACTAGACTTCTTCTCGCCTGTGTCGTAAGCCATGCCCATCATCTGTGCCATAGCTGCGTAATTGTTGGTATCAATAGTTGTTAGTTCACTCATATTTTTTGACTCCTTTCTGTGAAAAATAAAGACGAGTTATATCACATTACGTCTTTCGTGTCAAGCCAATTCGGACCAATCTTTGCTTCTAATACAAGAGGCACATTGAAGTCGATGCCCCACCTACTAGCGATTAGTCCAGGTAATTCTTTATTGGTTGTGTCAATCGCTTGTAACACAAGCCTTTCTTCCATCGGGTGCATATCAATAACAATACTGTCATGCACACTGTTTACAATACAAGACTTAGCATAGTGCAGTAGTGTGTCAATATGTAGCAAAGCAACAGGAACAATATCTGCCGTAGCCAATGACTGCACAGGATAGTTCTTTAGTTGCGTGAAGTGTGACACACGTCCACTCTCCAGCCTTTGCACGTCAGGAAAAGCAAACTCCCTGCCCGAAGGTGTGACAACCTTCTTATTTTCTAAAGCCTCTTTAGCCAATCGGGAATGCCAATTTGCGATGCCTTTGTATTTCTCCGTGAAGTGTGTGTAATACTCTGCCTCCGCTGGCGTTCTCCCAAAGCCCGTTGCTCCATAAAGAGGCGCGAACGTATGCGCCTTTGCTTCTTGGCGACTTGTCGGTTGACCAGCATCAGTAATAACTTGACTGGTATATGCATGTACATCAAATCCTGTAGATACTTCTTCAATTGCAACTCCATCTTGTGACAGGAAAGCAGCTACCCTAAACTCAAGCTGTGCGAAATCTGCTTCCACAATTTTACCATTATCAAAACGTGATACAAACACTCGCTTGACAGGGAATGTACCACCACGAGGCATGTTCTGCATGTTGGGGTCAGCACCACTGAAGCGACCAGTGGCCGTGCGATGCTGCAACAAACGAACATGTAGCTTACCATCATACTTTGTATGCGTCTTAATGCCATCGACAAAGGATGATAGATATGTATCCAATGCACTTAACCTACTGACATCATTGAGAAAATCCCTAGCTACTTGCATATTGTTCTGCGTAGCGATGCCCTTGAGTACACCCAAGTTACCCTTGCTTGTTGAGAAGCCATTGGCACTAGCCCACTTGGCATTGGGTGCAGTAAACTTTAGACCAGCCACTTGCTTTGTTCGCTGGTACAGAAAGCCTGACGCTGCACAGTCTACGCACTTGTTTGGTTTGCTATATGGGTCACCATTCTTTTTCGTTTTACGAATATAACCTGTGCCATTACATGCCTTGCACTTGACAGCGTGTGTTTTGTAGACAACCTCTGTTTCACTCCTTACAATATCCTTGAAGTCCTTGTCCTTCATGTAAGGATGAATGGCGTTGGCCCATACAGTTTTGTTCTTTGGCTTACGACTATACACAACCCACGACAGTTGCTCTGGGCTATTGAGATTGACTGGTGTATCCCCCATCAACTCACGCACCTGTGCTGTCAGGTTGTGTGTCAGAATATCCTTCTCCTGTTGGAACTCAGCCCTAACATCCTCAAGCGCATCCATGTCCACAGTCAGGCCACGCTGATAGATACGTGCCAGACACACAGCCACCTGATTCGTCAGGTCAACTGTACCCATCAGCCCACTATCTTTTGGTGTGTTCAGACGATACATCAGCTTGTCAGCAAGTTGCTGCGTAGCCTCAAGGTCAGCTACAAGATACTCAGTCAATTCATTGTATGGTATGTCACGAGTGCTAAAGCCCTGCTTAAAATATTCTTTCAAGGTGTCCTGCTTCTTGGTATCCAAATCGTAACGCTCTGCACATGCCTCAAGAGACAGTGGTTCTTTCTGCCCACGTTGCATGACATACTCTGCCAGCATCGTATCAAACACAGGGCCATCATACTTGAAGCCAGACTCCCACAGCCACAGCAAGTCATGTGCTGCGTTGTGCATGATAAGCACTGTGGCCTCGTCAAGAAGCATCTGTACACGTTCATAGTAGTCATCCTGACTAGGATGGTCGGCGTGGTCAAATGGGAACGTCAAGCACTGCCCTTGGTCAGTCAGCATACCTACCATTACCAGCGTATTCTCTGGCTCAAATGGGTCAAGGTGCATCTTACCATCACGCTTTGTCACAGTGTTCTCTACATCCAGTGTTATCTTCATACTTCATATCTCCCGTAAACATTATCCAAATTACAATGTAGTCGCCCATGCCATCCTGTCAACTTGTTCTTCACAATATTTAGGTGACGCTGTGGGTCTTGCTTGTTCTGCCCTTCGATTTGTGGGTTGGCTGCAATCAGTATCATCAGGTCTGCCTCTGCTGCCTTGCCTGTCTTCGACCCTTCCATCATGCTCTGGTTCAGAACTGTCTTACCCTCTGCTTCAGCAGACAACTGCGACATGTAGAATATAGCGCAACCATACTGCTTGCCTATCTCTCTAGCATAGATGACGTTGGCTTTCAATGCCTCATCCTGTCTATTGTATCCATGCATTGTAGCAAACTTGTCACCCATGTCCAGCACAAGTATGTCAGGCTTATAGCTTTTGACGACACTCTCTACCCACGCCATGTTCTTGCCTGTTGAATCCTTCACCTCAATGTTATTACGAACAGGAGCATACCGGCTGTGCGCTTTGTCCTTATCCTTGGATATTTCTTCCATCGTCATATGTGTTGCAGCAGTGAGGTATCTTTCTGCTACACGCAATGCCTTCTCCTCGTTACACAGGATGATGCACTTAGCACCCTGATGTGCAAACCCACGAGGGCCAGCAATCATACTGGCATGGAAAGATGTCTTGCCTGTGTTTGGCCTAGCACCAATCTCAATTAGCTGACCAGCATTAACTCCCCTAATCTCCTGTGCCAGCGTTGGCAAGTTAAACTTCCATCTACTCTCCAAGGAATGACTATCCAGTATTGAATCAATGCTGATGTCTTCCCACTCAACGTTAAGGTTCGGGGTGAAGTCATCATTGTATTTGGCAAGCAACTCTCTCAGAGGCTCCATAGTGGCTTCATCACCATTGGAGTAGTTTACCCCCATGTTGACGATTACCTTACCTATATGACGCTGGAACAGGCGAGAAACAACATCTGCTGCTACATCGTTACCCATTGGCTTTTCGCTACCCAGCTTGTGAAACAATTCCTGGTAGGAATGCTCCTGTGCTGTAGTCAATGCCGGAGTGTGTGCCAAGAAATACATCGACACTTCCTCTGGTGTTACAGACCTTTTGTATTGCTCCATCATCTTGTCGATGCAGCGTATAATCTTTACGCCCTCATCAGTGAACAACTCATCTGGACATTTGTTCACCCTATGTTCTTTGTAGAACTCCTCGTCCATCAAGGAGCGAATCATTGTCATTTCCATTGCATGTCTCCTAGTAGTTTCATATCTCTATCGTTCCGGTATTTCAAATCTTGCTGTAGGTTAAGTATCTTAACTGTGCTTACATAGTTCTCCAAAGCCTGTGCATGTGTTGCCGACTTGGCAATTGCATCAGGGTCAAGAGCAACCAAGACAGTGGAGAACTGTGCCAGATACTGTTTGTGAGTTTGTTGTAAACTCGTGCCAAGCAACGCCACCCCTACAAAACTTTTGACATTGCCAACAACAGCAGCACTAACACAGTCCTCCACCACGACAGCGACAGAACCAGTGCCACAGATATAGGGGAGACTGCTAGACCCATACCTCTTCCACTTTGGCTGTCGCCTTGTCAACGCCCTACCTGTGGCGTCAACAATCTTGTTATCGTGCCTCACCAGAAACACAGCGCGTTCCTCGCGCACATCATACATCAATCCCAACTCAACAGCATCCAACTCGTAGCTGTCTGCCCAGTCTCCTACAAGTTGATTGCAAGGGACGATGTATTCTGGTAGCACAAAATCCTCTTCCTTCTTTCCTTGGCGCATCAGTTCGATATCTTCTATCGACCACATGACACCCTTCGCACCACTAGCTTTGCATGATGCCTTGTAACAATTCCATACGATGCTGCCACCCATGTTGGTCACAGAGAAAGTATTATAGCCCTTACAGTATGGACAATTCGTACGAATAGTTTCACCATACCTGACATCATAATCATTTAGTACATCATTTAATGTTACTATCATATTATGTATCCTTCCTTTGCCGCATCTAATGTTTAACTACCATGATTCCGACGCTTTGTCAAGGCATAATTTGCACTGTCGTATGTGTGCTTCATGTATGGCTTGACTGATTGTGGGTTAGCGTGTCCTGTAACCGACATGATTTGTCCTATACTTACACCTGCATCAACCATTTCAGTTGTGCCTGTTCTACGCAGGTCACGCAGCTGCAACTCACTGGATAAACCAGCATCGTCCATCACCTTTCTAGCATGTTTCGGTAGCTTGTACATGCTATAGGGTTTGTACACGCCGTCAATAGGGTATGGTCTAGGTGCTACGTACTCTTGAAAGCCAAAGTCCTCCTGTTGCTGCTTCAACATGTCGCACAACTCTTCTGATATTGGTAGGAAAACTTCTGCCCTACGCTTTGACTGCTCAATATGCACAGTCATCTTATCAAAATGTATAGCATCCCATGTCAAGAGTCGCATGTCACCTAGACGCTGACACCACTCGTAGGCCATCTGTGCAATCAGTCCTATGTTCCTTGTGTTAAAGTCGCTATATGCGACAGACAAAAACTGTTGAACATCTTCTGAAGTCCAGACAACCTTACGAGATTGTGTATTCCTTTTCTTCACCTTGTCAAAGGGATTTGTGCTGACATACTCCATCCTCACACCATGATTAAAAATAATCCTGGCTACTGACATCAGATGGTTTGCGAATGACACACCTCTCTCGCACCATGTGTCGTATGCCTTCTTCGCATACAGTGGTGCAATCAAACTGAGAGATGTTCGACCAAAATGCTGCACCAGTATCGTGATATGATAATCATATTGCACTTTAGTTTCCTGGCGCAACTCTCTGTATTCTAACGATTTTTTGTAATCGTCAGACAAGTCCCTAAATGTTTTCATGGCTAGAACCCAAACACTGCAATCATCAGGATGAGTCCAAAGAATGCGATGATGATATCCATCTCTACATATCCCACTCTTTGATTTCAACATCCTTATCTACAATAGCATGTTTGATGCCCCACCATGCGTCATCTACTTGGCGCAGGTCATCATAGTCGAGGGTGCAGAACTCGCTGACCCGACTACGAATCGGAACCCATGCCTTGAGCAAAGTCAGGATAGCATCCTGCTGCGTAGGCGTCATAGCCTTCCAGCATTCGGTTGCTGCTTCACGCTTCAGTTCCCACTCATTCAT